TTACGGCCGTTGTCACTGTAAAAACCAATGATTTTAACGCCGTAAATCAAGCACTTTTTGCGATCCACTTTAAGCGGTTCGAAAGAAAGCTTGGCTTCGGTAAACCAGATTTTTTTGAGTAACTTAATCAGCATGGCGCAGAGTATGCGAAATGCAGGGGGGCAAAGTCAAATTGAGAGGGGCTTAACTTTTGGGCTTATGTTTTTTTGGTTCTTCATTGAACCCAAAGTCAAAGCTTAAATCGTCGGCGGTGTGGGTTTTGGGGTCGTGCTTTCGGGCGGCTTCTTCTTCGGCTCGTTCTCGCTCCCATTCGTTGGCAAGTTTTTTGTCTCGCTCTTGTTGGGCTGCAAGGCTTGCCGGGCTTTGAGGACTCCATTCAGAGAGTTCTTGAGCAACTTGCTCCTGTGCTGCAAGTATGCCAGCCGCTTTGCTGTCTCTGCGTATTTTTTTAAGGTCTCGCTCATCGTGTCCTTCCGCCTTTATCTGTGCTTGAAGTTTTGCCCACTCGTTGTATTCATCGTCTAGGTGCTTTTCATTTCGCTCAAGTAAACTATGGTGGTCGTTCTGGAGTAATTCAAGTAAATAATCGTCGCCGTTTCTGTTGTCCGGTACTATTATATGCCCGTTCATCTCCAAGCTCTGGGCCATAATATCAAGGGAAACACCCGTCTTTCGCATCGCCGTAATCAACCCGAATTGCTTAATATCCTCTTTGTAATTGAAGTCGGCATGAATGCTTTTGGGGGTTATACCGCCCTGCTTAATCACGATGGCCCGCAAGCTCATATTCTGCGGCCTGCTTACTATCTTAGGCGGTAAGTAGCCGTAGGTGTAAACCTTTTGAGTAAGTTCTTTCCTTTTGGTAATCAGATACTTAAACTTGGTCAATCGATCTTTGCGACCTTCGGGGCTTTCATTGACTAGCGTTGAAGCGTCTAAAAGCTTTCCCGATGTTGGGTTGACAAAATGCCCCCAGTTGAGACTTTGCCCCGGGGTAAGCTGCCCCCGAATAATCGACAATCGCTTTGCACCAACAACCCTTGCCTTATCAGCCTCGGGCGCACGGTCGAACCAATCAGAATAAACGGCAGGGTTTGGGATTAGCTTGCCTGCTGCGTCGCTGAACATTTTTTTGGCGGCAGGGTCTTTCTCGATTTCTTGGTTGACGGAAAGTACCGGGGTAATCCAACACCTACAATTATGGGCAACGGTTCCATCTTCTTCAAGCGGCGGGCGTGGCATTTTGTCCAAGCCTAATTGCCCCGATACTGGTTTCTTATAATAGACTTGTCCGCTTCTTGCTGCGTGTTCTGGCCGCACCCGGGTATCCATCGTTGCATGAATTTGGTAGCCAATAACAAGGTCGCCCAAATCCTCGTAAGCATCCATCCTTGATTCGTGGGCTATTCTCATTGACTCATTGCGGGCCACTCTGCGGGCAGTTGAAGCCACGCCCCCCACATGGTCTTTAAGTACCCGAGCAAGTTCTGCGGGTGACTTTTGACCGTTAAAATCTTGGGTCAATATGGTCGCTAGGTGTTCGGGTGGGGCCAAGCTTGTTTGCTGTGCCAACCGGCTTTGCCAGCTTGCGCCTGCTGTAGTGCCTCGTACTATGGTTTGAACCTTCTCGGCTGAAAGCGGGTCGAATATCATGCCCTTGATTTCGGTTTCCATCTCTGCCTTGCGGTCTTCAAGAATAGGCTTTTTTTCCGTGATTAAACTTAGATGGCCCTTGGGTATGGTCTTGACTAATACGGTCGCTGCATCGGCGTGGGAACTGGTCGCCATGTGCGCAAGACCACGGGCCATGATTTCATTAGTAATCAGAATTACTTTGTAGAGATCGGAACGAATAGCGTACTTTTTCTCAGTTGGCCCCGCCTTGGAACGTAGTACCCTTACCATGCGATTGAGGATGGTTTGCAGCTTGGCATCCACGGTATCGGCAAGCCCATCGGCAACGCTCAATTGCTTGTCTTGGTGCAGGCTGAACTTGGCCGCAAGTGTGCTATTGATGATGTCGTTCACTATTCGCCCTCGGGTTGTGCTTCTTCCTCGGGTTCTTGCTGGTCTTGCTCATCCGGCATCTTGAGCGTACTGCCCCCACTGCCACTGGTTGCGGCTTCGTGCTGATTCACTTCCTCATCCTCCCAGTCGAGGCCGATTTCCTGTGCGATAGTTTGTTTGCTCTTGACCCCAAGGGTTGAGTAAATTTGGTTTGCGCTGGCTTCTGCGGCCTTGTCTCTGGTTTCAACGCTTGGGGCTTTTACATGAAGGTCAACCAAGTTCAATGCGTTCTTGGGTAGCAGCCCCGCTTGAATTGCCGTTTGAATTGCGGCCTTAATCACCCGGGTAAAATGCCCCTTGTAGAACTCTTGCAGGCGAACGCAGTGGCGGGTAAATGGGGCTTCGGCTGTCAGACTGGAAGCGTAGTTCCCATTGCTGGCATCACTTGAAACGAGCCATTCGGGGGCGTTGTGGCGGTTGCCTGCGCTTCGTAGTAACCCTTGGAAGACTTCAAGATGCGCTGCTGAATTTGCCGCTGCCGGTGGCGGTACATAGGTCATGCCTTTGGGAATATCGAGGAAGCTTCCCGCCTCAATCTTCTGGAAGTCCTGTTGCCTGCCCGGGTAACTGCTGGTGCTGTAATCCACGGCATCGCTAATAAAATCTTGCACTTGATCCACGGTTGAAGTGTCGTGCTGTCGTACTGCTGCAATGGCTGCTTGAACGGCGGCCCCTTCCCCAAGGTTTTTGCGAAGCTTTCCAGCTTGGCTGAACGCATCAAGGGTTTCAAAGCTAAAATCGGTTAAGCCCCTTTTGATTGAACGCTTGACATTAACCTTAATATGGCAAATATTTTCGGCAGATACTTCCTCCCCCATCGTTGGGGTAGCTTCTTCTTGGCCCCCGCTTGCTCGATAATCCACGTTGTACGCCTTGATGGTGCATACATCGTCCTTGTCGGTTTTGATACCGTAGCTCCACTCTTGAATATCACTGCCACCCGGTTGATAAATCTGCTCCGGTTCAATGGTTCTAATGGTTAAACTGCCATCGGGCTGCGGGAACAATCGAATGAACGCTTCGCCGTCTTCTCTGGAACGCCAGAAGATTTCTTGCTCCATTTCTGCCCAGCCGTTTTGCTCAATAAAGTTGTCAATAACCGTTTGAACTGCGGTTACTAACTCATCGCTTGCCCCGCTCATCTTCTTTGCCTGCACCCTATACGAATACCCGCAGCCAATTACATAAGAGCATAGACCGTTTAGAAGTCCTTGAGCGTTGGGGCTTGTGGTCACGATGAACCGGGCCGAAGCCCGCAGCATGGATAACTGAACTTCGCTAACCCAGAACGGGAAGTTTGAACCATACCGCCTATCGGTTGGCTGTGTGATTGGGTAACTGCCTGCAAAGCCCCCTGCATATCGGTCGAGCATATCGCTGTAGTTTGTCAACCAAAAGTCTTGGCCGACATTGTATGCGCTTTCAGTAAGTCGCTTGCCCTTCTCTAACCGTTTAATCTTGATTTGTTCGGTAAGAATTTCCCGTTGTTCCCTTAACCGTTGGGCTGTGGTATCGCCGCCGAAGATATTCCACCATGCTTTTTTGCTGCTCATGTTGTTACCCCTCTGGATGGTTGTCGCTGCTTTCGCCCGTTGTAAAGTTCGATCATAACACGCAACGCCATCTCAAGCGAATCGGGGCCATCATCGTACTCGGAAACGGGAAAGTCACGAAGCTGATCCACTAGCAATTTCGTGCCGGGGCTGTTGGCTTTGAAGCGAATATTCTTTTGTGCTAGGTAGGGGCCAAGCCTGCGAATACGAATGTTCTTATTGACCGTATTAACCACTTTTACCAAGGGTACTGCATAGCCTGCAACGGCTGCTTTTTGCTGCAATTGGGTGGCTAGTAATTCTTGGAACTGGTTGGTTTCGAAGGCTATTGCATCGGCCCTAAATTCGCCTTGGGTTTCAAGCACGGTGTCAATGATGGCCTCTGAACTTCGCCGGGCAAGATCAGCTTCGCAATAAAGGGTTCCATCGGTATCACGGCCAAGCTTTACGATTGCGCTGTAGTCGCCATGCTTCCCCCCTGCCCCTTTGCTTGGGTCAACGCCTATCGTTTTAATGGCTATTGTTTTGGGCCAGAAATCGAACCAAATATCCTTGGCAAAGTATTCATCGGGCCACTCAGTACCGCCCCCGCTTCTTGGGTGCTGCTGGTAAAGTGCGCTCCACTGGTATTCGCCCATTGAAAGTTTCATTCGTTCTAGGTCTTCAATGCCGAACATTTCTGGCCATAGTGGTTCCCCCTCTTCTCGGATATCGCCGCTTTCTTTTTCCCTGCCGGAAATAGCCGGGAAGGTAATTACCTCCCACTGGTCGGCTTTGGGGTTGTCCTTTGCGTGAGCGATCAATCTTCCCGCCAGATCGTCCGAGTGCCAACGGGTCATAACGATTAAGATTCTTGCATCGGGGGCTTGCCTTGTGTAAAGGGTTGAAGTGTACCAATCCCAAATGTTTTCTCGCATGATTGCGCTGTCGGCTTCTTCCCTGTTTTTAATAGGGTCATCAATAAGCAACCACTTTGCGCCCATGCCGGTAATACCACCGCCAACGCCTGCGCTTCGGTAAACGCCTTGATGCCCGACCACTTCAAATAAATCGCTATTTCTCAACCACGAACCCGCTATTGTTCTGGCATTGCTTTCGTTCAACCTTGTTTGCGGGAATAGCGACTTGTACTCGGCCGAGTCTATTATCCTTTGGATATCCCTGTTCATGCGGCTTGCCATGTCGCTGGAATAACTCGAAGCGATTATTGTTTCATTGGGGTTTTGCCCTAACAAAAATGCCGGTAGCCTTCGGCTGATTAGTTCGCTTTTTCCGTGCCTTGGGGGCATTGATACAATCAACCTGCGAAGCTTTCCGGTAAGCATCCTGTCTACTGCATCATTGATTGCGTGATGATGCCATCCGGGTTTATAACCGGGCATAGTGTAACGGCTAAATTCTATTAGGTCACGCCGTGCCGATCTTCGGTCTAACACGCCATTCGCTGCTTCCCCGGGCGATTTGGCAAAGTTCTTCATCTGTCATTTCCTCGGATATGGTAACGCTTATTTTGGCTTCGGCTTTAATTTCTTGTCTCTCAACATAGCCCCGGTCACGGCCTTGGGTCTTGAGCGCAAAGCACACAGCCCAAGCCTCACCCCTTGTAACTGCGTTCAACAGCGCAAGCTCGGCCGTGTCAATAAATTCTTGCCTTTCGGAATTTATTAGTTCCCTAATCCTTGGGTTCGCTTGCGCCCTACGGTGAACGGTTGACGGGTTTATTCCGAGCGTTCTTGCGGTCAAGTACACTAACCCCTTGCACGACCTAATAGCGGCCAATATTTGCTTGTCGGTAACCCTAACCCCTCTTGGCATAGTCTCTCCTTTAAGTGTTGCTTAAGACGCAATACGCTAGAGTAGCAGGTTTTACTTGAATTTTACAAATGACCAACGCAACGCCTTACCGCCAGAGTTGTCAAAAAGCCGTAGCAATTGTGCTGCGGGGCCGTCACAAACCTTTCTCCCGGACTCCCAATGGGATATAATTTGCCCAGTTGAATAGCCAAGGTGGGCGGCCAAGTCTATTTGCGATAGGTTAAGCTTTGCCCGGATTTCCTTTACCTCGTTTGCGGTTAAGGGGCCGGGCTGAATATTAGGGGCAGATGGCATGATAAATACTCCGGTAGAAAATTGTTCGCAATGTGGCACACCTGCAAAGGTTGTTGGCCAGCACTCCGAGAATAAAACAGTAACCACGGTTTGGCAGTGTGTCCAATGCGAAACCCCTTGGGTTGTCGATGGGATTACTTTCCCGGCTTCGGTTACTTGGGAAACAACCACCCCGAAAGATGCTGCTGCTTCCTAGTCGGCAGGCTGTACGGCTTTTCTGTAACGGTTTTCCCTAGCCCCCACACGGTCACGGTATTGTTTGGAACTTCCGCCCACTTTGACTTCGCCTTTCCCTTGGCTTCGGGTTGCAGGCTTGAAAGATATTTTCCCTCGCTGGTAGGTAATGCCCATAGGGGATTGCCTTGCCTTACCGCTATCGCTTCGTTCTTCCATAGCCCAAGCACCACCAGAGGTGACGGGCCGCTTGGTTGACACGCCCGAAGCATCCAGTCGGCTCGCTTGGCATGGTTGTTTTGAGCGCAGTCTTCCCACGCTTTGGCCAACGCTTCGGAATCGCAGTCGGTCATTGGCGGTGTCGCAAAAGAATTAGCCACCTCTTTGAAATCGGGCAATGTTCCATTATGAATAAGCCAGCCCCCATCTGAAGGGTGCGGGTGATTATTTTCGTTGTTTTGCGGGCTTCCGTGGGTTGCGTATCTTGTGTGTATGATTACGGCTGTCGAGTCTTCAATCAGCACCCAAAGCAAACCGGTATCAATCGCCCCGGGCTGCTTGTAGCTTCGCAACCTTCCCACCCGGTCTAACCAAGAAACGCCCCACGCATGGCCCCCCCTGCGGGCTTCGTTCAATATCGCTAGCTCGGTTATTAAACCGATATCAACTCCGGCATCTTTTCCACTCGCTACAAATCCTATTACTCCACACATGATAAACCCCTTTCGGTTAAACGGTTAAAACATCCCACGGTTATCGGCCTTCATCAAAAGCCTTGGCACTTTTAACCAAGACGGCCTTTGCGGCTTCGGCATTAACATTGCCACCTTCAACCCAACCCCAGTTGCCTTTTCCCCAGCTTAATTTGCCAAGTAAAGACTTCATTTGTGCTTCGCCTGTTGCGGTAGCTGGTACTGACTTCGACTCGAATTTGAAGGGCATTTTTGAACCAACGGCATAGTCAACAATGCCAAGGCAAAGACGGATGTAGCCAAGCACTTCAGCGACCTTGAAAGTAGAAGCAAAAGATCGGAACTCAACTGCTTCTCGCACCAGACCCCATATATTGGTTAGGTTCAATGTTTGGTATCGGTCGGCACAAGCCACAGCCCTTTCGCTAGGCTTTGAACGGCTAGAGTTGTAGTCAGCCTTGATTCGGTTATCTTCAGCGATTGACTTGCAAAAGCGGTTGTTAAGTCTTTTCAAACCATTTTTCCCACAAGCGGCAAACAAGGCTTTTTCATGTTGTGCGGTAATGGCCAAAACTTTCCAAGCGGTTTGCTTGTTGGCCCCGACATGAATATGAATCCCGCATGAACTATTGCAACCGGCCCCAATGGATTTTAACCAAGTTAAAACTTCAACCACTTGCTCCAAGCCACTCGCCCCGACCAATACTGGGGAAACAATTTCGATTGCAGTCTTACCGGCAGGTGCTTGAATGGAAGCATCCCTTTGGGCATTCCAACCACGGGGCAAAGACTCAACTTGAATGCCTCGGTGATAACCACCGATTTGAATGCTTTGCGCTACTTCGTTAGGGATGTAGCATTCGATTTCGATTCCAAAGGTCAAAGTGTTTGCGGTTGAAGTTGACATTTTTAAGACTCCCAAGAAAGTTTTTTCGTTCGTTAATCCTTACGCTATTATCTTACTATCAAGGTTGACCATAGTCAACCCCTAGTACGTAAAGATAACGCTTTATTTTTGAAAGTATTTTTTTTACTCCACTGAACCCTTTGAAAATAGGCTTTCGGTGTTGTTGTTTATTTCTGGATTATTTTTGATATTGTTTCTAAAAAGCACCGGTACATAATCCGTGTACTCCATTGGGAGCGAACTCAGAAGTTCCACCGACCCCGGTTCGCCTACTTTCCCTAGCGCAAAGCTTCCCGAGCAATACTTTATGTGATACCCCCGCCAGTCGTATTTATAGAACGGTACGGGCTTGTTCCCTGCGACAATCCAAGCCATATAATCTTTAAAAACGCCGGGCCTTTTGTATCTTCCGTGTAAAGTGCAGTGGCACACAAAGCATATTGGGTAATAGTTCTTCCACTCGTTATAATCTTCGAGGTGTGCCATAATGATGCCCTCGGTATTCCCGCAAACTAGGCACTTTGACGGCCTTGGTAGCGTTCCGTTTTTGTAGGCACGATTCTGTTTTGCACTTACTGACATTCTCGTTTTTACATCGAAACCATTGTACCAGCTTGCATTAACTTTTTCCGTGGCTTGCTCATCCATTGCTAACCCCTCCGTAAATTGAATACATGACAAGGTTATTGTATGTAAGGGGTGACTTAAGTCAACCCCTACGCTTTAATACTCTCACGTTTTTTTCCGAATAGACTACGGCGTATCCCTGCGAAAAGAACTTCGCTTGCGTGTCCACGTGTCCGAACGGGTGTGTTGAATTGACCGACTGGTTATTTCCTTCGAGCGCAACAACTTTGACACCGGCAAGGAATATTAAATCGTACAAGTCTTGCAAATGAACCGACAAGGATAGTTCCGCTAAGCATCTTCTGGCGATTAAAGTGTTAACCCCTTCCATCCATGAAGCGAGTTGCGGTAGTGTTTCAACGGTTATTTTTAGCGGTGTTACGGGAAGGTCATCCCCATAAATCCCGTAGTTTGTGCCAAGCTCAATAGCGGCTTTGTCCGACTCCAAGGCTTTGACTCTGGCCCCGGCGAACTCCTTGAATCTATGCCCGAGCAAACCCGTACTTGAGCAAAGGTCGCCAACAACTTCGCCCGACCATTGGGAAGCGGGAAAGAAAATTGCGTCGTGTATCTTTGGATACTTTTTTGACTTTCTAAAGTCTTCCAAGTATTGCTCAGAATCAAACCGTTTGTTTATCATTTGTAACCGGGATACCAAGCCTTGGAGTATGCCCACTCCGAAACCTTCCTCAATTCAAATATCCCTTTGGTGTTTAAGGCTTCTACTTCTTTTTTGGTTGCCCCGATTTCAAGGGCCACCCGCTCGGCAGTCCAACAATATTCGCCAATAAGTCTAGCGACAAGGTTGTGCATAAAAACGGCTGCGTGTTGTCCTTTGGCCCTATTGATTCTTACGGTCAAAGCCATTGCGCAATCGTCCTCTAAGTTAATCCTCACTGCCGGAACTTTGCCGCCCCATCGTTCTTTTATTTTTGGCGAGTCTTGTGACAACCTCCACCTATGAAACCCGTCAATAATCATTACCCCCGAGTTGATTAAGATGGGTTGCAGCCAGCCGTGCTTAAGGATATTCAATTCCAGTAGCCTTAGTTCCGGTGAAAAGACACGGTTCGGATTCCAATCGTTCGCCCGCAAAATGTCCGCATTAATCCACTCGATTCTCTCAATCGGCTCTTTCTCTGTTGCGCTGTTCATTTGCTCCCCTTTATTACTTTTTTCTCGGTAGGCAAAATAGCCCTTGCCCCGCCTTGCGACCGTATTTGACTCAGTACACTTTCGATAGGATAAGCCAACGGATAAAGCCTTACCCTTTCCGATACCTTGTCAATGGCGTGTAACGCCTTTTCCTTGGCCTTTGGGTCGTCAATGTAATCCTCAACCCAAGCCCTTACGCCGTCTAGCGAGCTAGTGTACTTTGGATCGCTTACGGTAGAGGATGAATCTTTAAAGTACCTCGCTTGAATCATTATGTCGGGAAATACTTGAGTTATCCGTTCCCACAAGTCGGGATCGATAGTCGCCACGATGTCCACTATTTTTGAGGCTTGAACATTTATAGCGGTAGCCACACGCAAGGGGGAACCGGCCCAACCACGGTCATCGTAATGCGGGCAGATGCCTGCGCCTTGGTCATAAAGGTATTTAAGCACATCCATTTCTAGCCAGTCGTAGATAGGCTTGCACAAGCTAACCCGCTTGGAATTTTTGCTTTTGCAGATATGGCTTTCATGCTTCTTTGAAAACAAGCTGGCCAACCGGTAGATAGACTCCGAAGTCCTCATGCCGTTAAAGATAGCGACTTTACCCTTGCCCATCCTAGCAGCCGCTAGGTCGTCGCAACTGTACTGGTCTAAAATAGTTCCTTTCGGAATGCCGAGTTCTTTTTCAGTAATCGCCCCCTCGGCCTTGGGTCTTATCCACTCCCGGCCCGGCCCCCATTGAACATATTG